AGTCGAGGCCGTGTTGCTACCAATTGTTGTTCCGTCAATAGCACCAGCATTAATATCTACAGTTGCAAACGTTGCAGTACCAGTAGTGCTAATATTTTCATCACCAAAACTAATCGCACCAGAAGTATCTGTGATAGAACCAGCAGCTAATATAAGAGTTCCACCTTTAAGGGTAGTTCCATTAACTGTTGTGGTTGCGAGTGTGGTAATAGTAGCAGAAGTTTGTGTACCAGCAACAACACCACTAATATTGGGAGCAGACAATGATATGGCAGTAGCTGTCGCACTAATACCACTACTTAAGCTAATCGCCCCATCACCGCCAAGGGCAGTATACAATTCTTCAAAATTAGCATTGAGTTTTGTTGCTCCTGCTCTTAATGTATCACCGCTACCATCATTAGCAGAGACTCCTAATGCTATTGCTTGATATGCCATTTATTGTTTCCTCATTCCTTATTATTTATAATGATTATACAGCATCAAAGGTTATAATTGTTGAGTCATATGTTGCAAGATTAGAATCAAATGTAGTTGCTTGAGCAGCACCAACAAGTGAAATTTCACTTATAGGTAAAACAAGGCCACCAGCTTCTGATGCAACACCAAGTGAAACATTTAAACTGTTTTGTTGTAAAAATTCAAGTGTTCCTAATTCTAATAATAGTTCACCACCAGCATTTGTTGACGAACCATCTGTACCATTTAATAAAACAAAACCGCCTTCGTTGCCAGGAACCAAATTATAATTTGTGCTTGAAAGTTGAATACGGTCATCAATATCACGGCCGCCTATACTATCAATTAGTAGATTTTCTCCAACATCAGTACTAGCAGCACTTGCATCTAGAATAACTGCCGAACCTGCATCACTTTTTCCCGAATCAGTACCATCTAAAAGAATATTTTCTCCAATATCCAAAACAGCAGATGTGCCATTAAAAACAATGTTTCCTGTTCCTGTTCCAGATTCTTGTCCGATGAAAATATTAGTTTCATAATCATCTTGCAGTGATATTCTATTTACTGCTAATTCTGTGTGTATTCTAGCTTCTCTTGTGAATGGTACTATATTTCTATTGTTATAATTCTCTTCTGGAATTTCACCTTGATTAGTATCACCCTCAAATTCAATCAAACTTCCTTCTGTAATTATTTTATTATTTTCACGAAGACCACTTTCGATAACAATATTAACACTGTTATCTCCAACTCCAATATTTTCTCCTAACAAATATCCGTTTGAATCTGTTTCAGTTTCTAGTTTAATAATATTAACATCTGAACCAGTAGTAAATGCATTATTTTCTGAACCAGACTCAACTGTTATTCTACCAAATTCATTGTCTCTAAATCTACCTCTACCAGTATTTTCTAATAATATTTGATTACCGTTTTCTGATATTATTACTTCATTTCTAACTTCATCTGTATCCAATTCGAATATAACAAAATCTTCTAAAGTTAATTCATCAAAAGATGCACTTTCTTCAAATATTATACCACCATCATTAGTCTTTAACGTTCCAGCTGGTTCAGTAAATCCAACAGTGTTAAGTCCAACAAGATCAGATATAGATGTTGTAGAAATTTCATTAATTTTTATACTAGAATCAGTAGAATTATCCCAATAGTCTTCATAAACTATTCTATCTCCTGATCCAGTTCCAATTGCATCAATACCATCCATCACCAAATTATCTTCCATGATAATAGGTATTTTATTTTTATTACCACCTTCTAATTGAATTCCTGTTCTATCAAAGAAAATTGAACCGGGTAAAATATTAGATAGGAGCGGTGCGCCATAAGATCTTTTTGCAGAAACAAGTTGTGGTTTAACACTAAGTTTGGTTACTTTTGAAACTGTTCTATTATGAATACTATTTTCACCAAGTGCTGTTTCTACAAGTAATCGACCGCGGCCGGAACCTTCTTCTAGATTAACAGAACCATCACCAGCATTACCAGAGTTTTCTATTGAAATATCAAGACCGCTTTCAAATTGTAAATTATCACCATCTGTTTCTTCTAGAAGTTTATCACCAATTGCTACACCATTTTCTATAAGCAACCCATCAAATAAACTACTTTCACCATCTGGAGAAAGTGTATTTTGGCGCATTCCAAGATTCATTTTTATAGTTGAACCAAATACCAATCCAAACAGCGAAGCAAGTTGTGGAGAAAAAGTTTCATCACCAGTATAATCACCAACACCAACACCAGTAATTCCAATTGCAGCTGAAATTTGTGTTGCAATTGCAATTTTACCAAATGGTGCAAATCCTGCTGGATGGATTGAAGATTTCAATTCATTCATGTATTCAGAAATAGCTGCGTCAACTTTTACTTCATAAGAAAATTGTTGATAGAAACGAGAATCTTGAATACGAATATTTTGTTCGCTAACAATGCTATCAAGATTAAGATATTTACCGACTCTGGTTGCAGTAGTTCCAAAAGTTACACTTGTAGTTCCTGTTCCTTGTGTAAGAACTGTTGCTGTTGCGCCACCGGAATCTGTTATTGTTTCACCAACAAGATTAAAAACATTTGCGCCTTGCTCTAAAACAATTTCATCGCCAACATCTGCTCCAGTGCTATCTGTTCCATTTAAAACAAGTTCATCGCCAAGAATCTCATTTTCCATTATCAATTGAGAATCAATATTAGCAGATAAAAAATCTGTACCATCTAAAATAATATTGTTGCCTGAATTTTCATTTAGTATTTTATTATCATCTTCTTGAACAATAACACCAAAACCATCTGATTGGTCACCATCAAAAAGAATAAATCCATAAAGAATTTTACCAGGCGAAACAGTTGTCACATCAGGCGAATTTTCTGTAATAAATGTTTCTAATGATTCACCAATAATTCTAGAATCTGATGTATTAACATGTTTTATTGATTGCCCATGGCCATCATCAGGTCTATCTTGTTCTAAACTAAGTTGAAAAACATTTGCATCAATACCATCAGCAATAATTTGACCAACTTCATTTTCTAAGGAAATACCTGATTCTATTTGTTCAGAATTATTAATATTAAAACCAGAACCCACTTCATCAAGAATACTATAAATTGAATTGATGGGTCCGTGGTCTGGACGACCTTGCTCAACAATACCATTATTTTCTAACTGAACACCATTATTATATATACCAGTTTGTTCTAATTTTACTCTTTCTATTGGTTTAGAATTTATTACAAGTTCTTGTGTATCAGAATTGTATGAAACAACTGAACCATCAGAAATATTAGTAAAAGTATTTCCTATTCTAAATGTACCACTAACATCTTTAAGAATAAAGTGCGTATTGATAGTTGTATCTGGAGCAGTAGAATATTTAAATCCATTATCAATAACTTTGATTTCAATTATTTTACCAATGTCAGTTGTATTTGTGATGAGGTTTACATTTGAACCGTTTTCTGTAATAATGCTTGCTGTGGGTAATGAAGTATAACCACCACCAACATCACCAAGATGAACTTTAACAACTTCACTTTGCTCAGAAGTTGTTAAAGTTTCTGTTTCTAAAACTATACCATCTGATAAATTACCATAACTATCTGTAATTAAATCTAAATCTTCTGATATAACCCTATCGCCTAAGCCATCACCAGTTGTTCCATCTTCTTGTCGTAATTGAAAACCATCATCAATAGTATCCCTTAGTGTTTGAAATAAATCATAATCATTACTGTCATAAGTTGACTTGGCATTATTTTGGTTATCACTTGGCATCCAAAAAATTATGTTTGGATATTCATCAAAAATATATGGATTGGATTTTACAATTGTTGTATTGGATTTTACAAATATTGTACCATCAGTTCCACCCATATCAGATGTCGTGGTTAATTCTGCATCAGAAAAAGTAAATCCACTTGTAAGTTTTACATTTCCGAAAGTATAACCAGTTCCAGATCTATGCATTGTAGTTTCAGTTGCAATGGTAGTGCCAAATGCAACAATTTTATTTTCTTTAACAACAATTCTTATAACTGCACCAGAAGATGTGCCTTGATTGTTACCATCACCAAAAATCGCTGCATAGTAAGTTCCATTTGTGTAATCAGAACCAGAATTTGTAACAAGAACAGAAGCAATAGCACCACCAGTACTAACTGAACTAATTTGTGATTTTAATTTGTTTATAAATAATGGATAATAATATGATTTGCTATCACTAAATCTTCTGTCAACACCAAATACAGCATATGGTGCAGCTGCAGCTGTTGCTAGGCTAGTTCCATCCAACAAAACAGAAGGTGCAACAAGTTGTTGTTTTGTTCCATCTTCTAAAAGAAAATTTTCTGATGTAGTTGTTTCTTCGCTAGACAATCTACCACCAACAACAGATACAAATGCACGAGCAGACGAAGTATTAGTATCAACAGATGCATTGGTAAATTTAATAGCATCACCAACTTTATATCCAGTACCACCACTTTCAACAAGAACTTCACTAATACTACCCGAAGATATTTCAGAAATTTCAGCACTAGCATTACCATCGCCAGCTCTTGAATCTAAAGTTATAACTTCGCCTTTATCATAAAGCAAACCACCATCAACAACATCAATTTTTGTTACTATTCCTTGAATAGTAAATTGCATAGCTATGTCGGATGTTTCAGATATTCCAGTAAATAGTTCCGATATTGTAAATCCAGTACCCTTTATAGTATCTTCTCTAAGAGTAAATTCAACTATATTTTCACTACCATCTTGAAAACTATATTCAGAAATAATTTGAGCTGTTGTTCCAGAAGATGCTCCGGTAATATTTTTACCAACCATATCAGCAGGAACAGCACCGGGCTTGTCAGAAGTACAACGAATGATAATTGGTACTACCCAATTACCATCGCTTGATCTTATCATATATTTTTCAGGATAATCGATTGTCGCTTCTTGACCTAATAATATTCTGAAGAAAAGTTTGTGTCCTTCAGATGTTCCTTTCGCTGCATACAAATCTCTAATTTGTTTAATAAGATTTCTTTTTGAAACACCACTAGTAAGAGAAAACGGTATAGATTCCATAAAAGAATCTTTGAATGCAGAAAGAAAATGATCTACAGTATTATCAGGATTTGCATATTCAAAAAGTTGTTGTATATTTTGAACAGGGTTAGCACGATACTTAACTAGGGTACTAATTGCACCACTAGTTCCACCAGTAATTGTTTCGCCTTCTTTAAATCTTTGGTTTGCAGAAGTATAAAGAGTTTCATCATCATCTACTAATATTGTAGCAGTTGCTTTACTGATTCCACCAGTAATTGTTTCGCCTACTTGAAATTTGCCAGTGCTATCCTCAAAAACAATTTTATTTGATTCATTAGAATTGAATCTATCAGTACCATCTAATGTAATATAACTAGTTGATACTGTTTCAAGTAAAACTTGATCTATAGTACCAGTTATAGTCATTTGGGCAGATTCAAGAAATTTATAATATTGTCTTAAAAATTGAACAAAGATTGGATGGTCTGCCTGAACATAATCAGGTACTTGACCATCAATTAATGGCGATATTTTAGTTATTAATGATGATTCTTGTCCCATCTTTTAGTAACCCGACCCTGATGAACTTACAGAAGCAGATGGCGCACTATAAGTCGCTCCACCACTTTCACTACCCACAGCAATACTATCAATCTCGCCAGTTACGGTAGTGTTAATTAAATCAAGTTCTAAAATTTGATTTCTTAGTGCTACAATATCTCTAGAATTAGGAACAACAATTACTCTTACAAGAGTAGAAGATTCACCATCAAAATTCGATATAGCTGTTACATTAATTTGGTCAATTTTTATTTGACCAGTGGCATAATTTATTGTACCTATAGTTGGATTTGTATAAACCCTATCTCCACCACTAGCAATATAATATAATCTTATGTTTCCATTACCGTTGTCGTCAAGGAAATATTCCTCGATGTCTCCACTAATATTAAAACCAGAAGATGATAAAACACCACCGAGTTTTTCATTATGGCCACTATGAGGATTAAACAAAGCATTATTAAAAAATAGATTATAACTTATTGGTGAATTCAAAGTAGGACTAAAATATTTTACCAATCTTGGAACAACAGAACTAGCAGTTATAGAATTATTTGTATTATCAATAGATCTCAACAGAAAAGAATTTCTCAATACTGCATTAAATTTTGTAAGTTCTGTTGTATTATATGAATCAAGTGTTGATTCAATTTCACTCACCAAAGTATCTTTTGTTTTAGTTGTCAAATTAGAATCGAACTTAAAATTAACTGTGAGAAAAATATAGGTATAATCTGGATCAACAATAACAGGAGTAATTGACGCAACTTTGAAAGGTTCTAAAGCATCAATCAATGAAACTTTTTCTTGCAAACTTAAATTAGTTCCCTGAGTATTACTTACAGAGATAAATACTTTGCCATATTCTGGTGTGCTTACAACACCCAAAACAGGATCGAAAGAACCATTTTCTCCACCAAATACTTGAACATTGTCTGCATTAGGATGTAATTTTTTCACATAAACTTTGTAATCATTTGTGGTAACACAACGACCCTGTGCAGCATAATCAAGAGGAGCAGATAATTTTATTGATTGAATACTTTCTGCTGATGCACCGCCGCTCGCAGCTGCAATAGTGGTTGTATCAATATCAGTAACAGTATTGATTGCACCTGAGGCAGTAAATGAAAATGCACCGTTTGCTTCACCAATATTTGTAACAACATAGTTAAGAATAACTATGTTGCCATCTGACAGCGCTTTACTTACAACACCATCGCCAAAATAAACTTCAAAAAGTCCATCTTCTGATTCTTGCAAATAATATACAGCACTAGTTCCTGTCAGCTGTGTTATGTCAGTTGCTTTAGTATAAGCCACGGTAGTGTTATCAGTTGAAGAGTTTTGTACTTTGACTATTAATGTTGAAGTATCTGCCACATTACTTGTTAATATAAATCTTTGATCAACATTTGTGCTATCAACTGTGTATCTTGTGTTAATATATGTTCCTTCATAAATTAACACATCAGAAAATAAAAGACCACCACCAATTCGAGAAGCAGTATATCCAGACACAGTTACAAATTGATAATTCACATTATCAATTTTGCTAGTAAATACTTGACCGGAATTCATAGTTGCTGTTGGTAATGCAAAATCATTCAGTAAAACATTGATTTTTGCTTTTGGTGCTCTAACTGATCTAACTTCATAACCCAATGTTTTTGCATGAGACACAACACTAGAGCGCAATGCAGCACTGTCAAGAAACATTTCATTTGCAAGCATATTTGCATGAAAACTTAGATAATGGGTGTTATAGGATAGAACATCTAACAATGCACTCATGCCAGAACCTTCAAAATCATAATCAAGAAATTGATCTTGATTTTTTAGAAATGTTTTAAGATTTCCTTTAATCAAATCAAAATCAAGTTCTGAAATATCTAATTTTTGATTGTTTGCCATTATCTCAACGCCTCCAAAAGTACGTCTAGTTGAATTATTTCCCCTGGCGCATTTACCACCTCAAATTCTATTGTTATATCATAAGCATTAGAATCCATATTATCAATAACATCAATATTAATCAATGAAGCTCTAGGTTCATAGTTAGTTATAACATCTTCAATAGATTGTGCTAATGCAATCGCCGTCAATGGGCCAACAAGTTCAAACAACAAACCTCTAACACCAGAACCTATTTCTGGATGAAAAGGTTTTTCATAAAAATTAGTTAAAACTAAATTTCGAACTGATCTTTTAATTGCTGTAATATTTGTAAGAACATTTACATCATTGTCCTTAGATTTACGAGTAAAGAACAAATCAAGATCTCTATACTGCCTAACATTTAGAGTCGAATCACCTTGTCTTTCTGCATCTCTAAGTGCTGTCAGTTCTTTAAAACTACCCGTTCTTTCTACTATGGCCACTGAACACTCCGTTATTTTTAATTATTTATAAGGAATCATTCACTATAATTTTATAAAGAAAAATCATATTAATTCAAATTAATTCTATTTGTTGATGTTGGAGAACCACCACCAGAATCAAGATCAAGTATAGTTCCTGCAACAATGTTGGTTTGTCCAACAGAACGAATGTCAACTACACCAGCGGCCTTTAATGAAATAATTCCTGCTGCACTATCATTGGCACTAATGGATACATTTTTAATAGCGAACAACAAAAGATTACCTGTGGTTGATAAAAGAGAAATATCTTCTACAACAGCAAGTGAATCATTACCGTTGATTAATGTTGTTCTATTCTTTTCTATTGTTGCATCATAATTACCAGTAATGCGAGATTTGTAATCTTCATTAATTTGTTCAGAATAATTTCCTCTGATTTCTACTTTATGATTACCACCAATACCTGCACCTATCTTTGTAAATTTATTTCCGTGAACTTTTTCATGATAATCACCTTCAACTTCTAAAACATAATCGCCTTTGACTAATTGTCGCACATTACCATTAACAGTTATGACTAACCCATCTTCTCTATCACCTCTACCCGCAGCATTAATGAATATTGATTTTTTACCAGCAATAACTTCATAACCATCGCCAACAACCATAACGGATTTATCACCATTTGGTAAATATTCTTCGTATGTTCCTGTTTTATGTTGTTTTAATAATCTTTCGCCACCTAAAGTATCATCGATAACATCTATATGCCCGCTTTCGCTTCTTTGAATTTTTACATATGGATACTGTGCGCTGAGATAAACAGGATCGCTTGGATCAACTCCAGCATATCTTGGTATTGTTTCAGTTCCACGAGGTTCTGGTTTGCCTGTTTCGCCCAACGAAATTAAATGAGTCTTACTTGCTGTTGGAAATTCACGATCTCCTTGCAATGCCCGAGCAAGTTTGGTAGCTTGAGTATCTTCTTGGTTTCTACCACCTTCTGTGCCTGGTGGTATACCAAAATGTTTAGGATTTGGTCCACTTCCGTATATAGTTTTATCATTCATTATAATTTTCCTTTAATATCCACGAACATTGATGGTTTCATCAACTACAACTAATGCATTATAGCGATTCACGCCACTGCCGATGGTTTCATCTAAACGCTTGTCGGATAATTCTTCGAACTTAATTGAATCTTCAATTATATCAGAAAGTCCTTGATCCGATGTTGGATTA